AAGCTAGAAGCTACGGGCGACGCAGCGAAAAAGCTGACCGAAACCGGGACGCGCATGATGCTGCCGTTTGCCGCCGCTGCCGCAGTAGGGATTAAGACTACGGCTGATTTTGAGACCGTTCTGAGCGAGGTCGGGGCGCGGGCGGGGCTGACCGGGAAGGACTTACAGAAGGTCGGCAAATTCGCGCTGGAAATGGGCGCGAAGACAATGTTCAGCGGCAAGCAAGCCGCCGAGGGCATGCTGCAATTGCTCTCTTCCGGGCAGTCCGTGTCGGATGCGATGAAGACCCTACCCGCGGTGATGGATTTGGCGGCGGCGGCGAGTCTCGATCTAGGTTTCGCGGCGGACGCGGTGACGGACACAATGTCCATGTTCAGTCTGGGCATTGGGGACACGACGCGGGTGGCGGATACGCTGACACGTGCAGCAGGGGCGAGTTCGGCGACAGTGGAAGATTTGATCGCCGGATTCGGGAATGTCGGTCCGATTGCCAAAAATTTTGGCATGAGCATCGAGCAGACGGCGGCGGCGTTGGCGGTTTTATCCGACAACGGAATAAAAGGGGCAGAGGCAGGCACGGCGCTGAAGTCGCTGCTGTCCCATTTATCCACAAGTTCAAGCGCTGCGGAGGCGCTGGAACGTCTGAATGTGAGCCTTTATGACATGGAAGGCAAGGCGCGTCCGCTGCCCGACGTGTTGGGCGATTTGAAGAACGCCATGAAGGACATGACCGACGAAGAACGTAACAGACTCATGTACGACCTCGCCGGGTCGTATGGACAAGTCGGCTTGGCGGCTCTGTTTGCGGGTATGCCTGTCGATGCGATGGTGGCGAAAATGGAGAAGAGCGCCAGCGCCGCGAAGATAGCGGGCGATAAAGCGGCAACCTTTGCGGGGAAGATCGATGCTCTGAAGGGTAGCCTTGAATCGGCGGCGGTAGAAGCGCTTTTACCCTTTGTAGATACACTCAAGCCGATGGTGGACGAACTGACGGCATCAGCAAATTCAATAGGGGAATGGGCAAGACAGAACCCGGAGTTGGCGAATACGCTGTTGCGGGTGGGGGTGGCGCTGGCGGTGGGGATGCCTGCACTGAATTTTACGGTGACGACGCTGGGAAACTTGAGCGCGTTGGTCGTGGCAGGAGGGCAGTTGTTGGGCGGGTTGGGGGCGTTGGCGGCGGCATTGGGTCCGGTGGGGGCGGGACTGGCGGTGATCGCAGGGACAGGGGCGCTGGCGGTTTTGGTTTTGAAAGACGCACAAACTATTCTGAGCAAATTGTCAAGTTCCGGCTACATTGCTGCGGACGCCGAGACGCGCATGAAGCGTTATGACAACGACACAAAAAATTATGCGGTGGCGGGGCGGAACCGACCCGGCGGGCTCACCGACGCGCAGATTTCAGACATGATTAGTCGGGGTGTTGATCCGCAGTCATTGGAGTCGTTTGATCCGAAGTTGGATATGAAAGGACATGCGGCGCGGTGGACGGGGGATACCACCCCGGCAGGATATGGCAAGGCAATCGCATTGCTGACGGCGGAATACAGCGGCGCGGCGGAGGCGGAGCGCAAACGGTGGCAGGACTGGGCGGATCATTTCAAGATGACCGCCCCGCAGTTGGAATTTAGACGCGATATTTATGCTGAGGAGCGGATGCCGATTGACAGGCAGTTAAAATACAACCCGAATTTTGCCTCCACCAGCGACAAAGTGAGGGATGCCATGATGGGGGTGGTAGGGCTGGCGCCGGAGGCAAGGTCGGTGATCGAGCGGGGAATTCCGCCCGCGTCGGGGTGGAATAATTTGCTGATCAAGCCCGATATGGCGGCGATTGATCGGGCGCGGGTTCAGATTGAAATTTGGGTACGCTCGGCGGCGTATGCGGCGGCGGCGGGCGTGAGCGGGGCGAGCGAAGGGAGTGGTAGTGGCGTGTCATTTGGTGGCGTGCAGGCGGCACCGAGGCGGGCGCGTGGCGGACCCGTGACGGGCGGAATGCCTTATTACGTTGGAGAGCGGGGACCGGAGTTATTTGTTCCGGGTCGATCCGGGTTCGTCGTTCCGAACGGGGGTGGGGGAGGCGTCCAAATCAACGTCACCATTCAGGGCGAGAGCGACCCCGACGTGCTGTTTGCAAAATGGCAACAGGCGGCAAAACGGGCGAACTTTCGGGGGTCATGGACGTGATGGGCGACGCCATATCGTACAAGGTTTACATTGACTGGGAGAGCGATGGCTACGGTGGGGGCGACGAAATCACCGCACATGTCATGCGCGTCCAGATCAAGTCGGGTATGAGCGGCGAGGAACTGGCGCGGGTGGCGAAAATCGGGACGGCGTCAATCCGGGTGAGCAATGCGGACAAACGGTTTTCCCCAAATTATGCGAGCGGTGCGTATTATCCCAATGTCCGCTCGAATCTGCCCGCCCGCGTGCAGGTGACGGACGGGGTGACGACATGGACAATCTTTGAAGGGTTTACGCGGGCGTTCGAGCCAGAGGTGGGGAGTTACGAACAGCGCACGACCACTATCCAGTGCGTGGATCGCCTCGCCCTGCTGCAAGATTTTGCGGTGTCCTTGCCCTTGCAGGAAGATAAAAACGCGGGTTATCTGTTGAAGATGATCTGCGCGGCGGCGTTCCGGGGCGGTCAGGCGACGGGGCGCGTTGATTTTGCGGGCAACCCGGAGAACAATGATAGCGTCACCATTGATGGGGTTGTCTACACGTTCAAAACAGCGCTGACGCCGAGCGCGAACGAGGTCTTGATCGGTGCGGATTTGTATGCTACTGCGGACAATTTGATCGCAGCGGTAAACGGAAATTTTGGGTCAGGAACGACCTACGGAACGGGGACGACGCGCCCGGCGACGTGCAGCGCTGAAGCTACTGCGTCGTTTTTCAAACTGACGCGGGATGCTAATCCGCTACGCTGGCACAGGCTAGGCGAAACAAGCGGCACGAATGCGGATGATCGAGGCAAAAACGGGCGGGATGCGACCTATTCGGGATCGACATTGGGGCAAGCGGGTGCGCTGACAGGAGACCCCGACGGGGCGGTATTGCACGACGGAATTAATGATATTGTTGATTTGCCAATTTGGGATTTTTACCAAAGATCGTTTGCAGTTGAATTGTGGGTGAAATTTAGTGCGTCGCCGCCCGCGTCTCAAACCGTCTTGTTCGGGACGCGGGCGGGCGCGGGGGCAGGCGAGTATTTCGCCATGACTGTCGCCAGCGACGGTTCGGGTAGTTTTGGGATCTTTGGTGACGAGGTGGCGATTGCGGCTGGTACGTTTACCTTCGGTGGATCGACATGGTACCAGCTCATTTACAGTTTTGACTACACAGGCGCGGTAGGGAAGGCGTATGTGAACGCCGTCCTGATCGGGTCAGAGGCAAGCACAGGCATCACAAACACAATCACTGTGCTGAAGGTTGACGAGCGCCTGAAGGGGTACGCAGACGAGGCACTGATTTGGGACCGGGCGCTGACGGACGGCGAAATTTCGGCGCGGTACGCGGCGCGGACGGTAAATGTAGGGGTGACAATCAAGGCGAAGGCACGGGGGACGTGGGGAAATAGCATCACGCTGGCGGAATCGTCGTCAAGTTTGAGCGTCACGGGGGCGACGCTGACAGGCGGCACGGACGGGACGGGAACACTGGACTTTGAGACGGGTCGAATGACCTTCGATGTTGCTGGAGACCAGTGGACAGCGGAGCGAACGAATGGTTTGGATGCTGTCAAAGACGTGATCGACAGCGAATTGGGACTATTTTTTCAGAAACGGAATGGGGAACTTGCTTTCCGAGACCGGGATTACATTTTCAAGCGAACATCGGCAACGGCGGCACTGACGATCACGAATGATTTGAGAGATGCTCAAGTACAGCTGGATGCGAATCAGATTTTCAATCGAATCGTGATCAGTTTCCAGCCGAGGGGGACGTTAAGCGCGGGGATCGTGGCACGGGCGCGGAACACAATCTCCGTCCCCGGCGTGTGGGGCGAGGATAGGAATAATCCAGCCGACGATTTGCCCGCCGGGGGTGTGACCGTCGTTACGCTTTCTTATGTTGATCCGGGGACGGGCGAGACGATTGGGGCGCGGGACTTGACGCTACCGCTCGCCGCAGGGACGGACTTCGAGATTTGGGAAAACGCGGATCAAACCGGGTTCGACTACACGAACAACGGTCTGATTGCGTTCACCGTCGCTGCCACTGGATCGGGGATTGAGGTCAGTTTGAAAAATAGCGCTTTGGGGACACTTTATATTTTTGATTTGCAGGTACGAGGGACGGGAATCGTTGTCTACGACACAGTGCAGGTGGCGATTGATGATGCCGATTCGCAAGATGTTTTTGGGCGGCGGGTGTTGAATTTGAAGTTGCCTTTGGGGGGAAACGAGCCGCTGGGGCGGAGCATTGCTCAATATTTCCTCGCTCGTTTCAAGGAAGCACGGCAACGGATTTCGAGTGTGCGCATCGACGGAAAATCCGCGTTTGGGGCGGTCAATTTGTACAGCTTGGAGATCAGTGATCTGATCGTCCTGAGTGACACGCAGGCGGCGATTTCGGCAGAGCGGTACATGCTCACGGGTGTTGACTACACGTTGACCGGCGGCACAAATCTGCGTTCGTCGGTCACGTTGTGGCTGCGGCGATTGGACGACCAAACGTATTGGATATTGCAAGAGGCGACTTATGGAGTGCTAGATACAACAAGCAGATTGGGGATTTAAATGGCGTGGACTACACCAGATACGTTCGTCGCCGGGCAGGTCGTGAGCGCCAGCGATTTGAACGAGCAAATTCGGGACAATATGAATTATGTCCATGCAGGGAAGCCGGCGACGGTCATTGCAAGGAACAATGTGGGTGTCTACAGCACCTCCAGCGGGTCTTTTGCGAACATCGACGGCACGAACCTGAAGGCGACGATCACCACCACGACGGGGCGCGTGGCGCTTTTTTTTGTGGGGAGTTTCTATGCGGACAACCCGGCGCGGTTGCTGTCGCTGGATTGCACGATTGACGGGACGCGGTGGATGTCAGCGTATACCAATGGAATGGGCAAGGAGACGCTGGACACGAATGCGAGAATCATCACGCTGGCGATGATGAAAACAGGGCTGAGCGTGGGTAGCCATGAGTTTATCATGCAGTGGAAGGTGGGGTCGGGAACGGCGTATTTGTTCAGCGCGGCGGGGGATGTTGCGGTCAACTTCGTGGTGGCGGAGTGGTAACGCGATTCCGGGCGATCACCGTCGGCGCGGCGATTGAGGATTTTCTATTGCAGTTGGAGGTGGAAGACAAATCCCCAGCAACGCTGCGGTGGATGCGGCATATGCTAACGCGGTTTTCGGGTGAATTTGGGAAGACGAAGGTCGGGGAAGTCCACGCGGGGATGATCCGGGCATATTTGAAGGGTGTGCGGGATGCTAAGTTTGCTGACGAAACTTACCGGAGTTATGTGAGGACGCTGAAACAATTTATGGCGTGGGCGTGGGCGGAATATGGATTCGAGGGGAACGATCCAGCGGTGCGAATTCAGTTGCCGCCCGTGCGCCACAAAATGCCCCCGGCAATCACGGCGTTCGATTTGAAGCAGATGATCCGGGCGTGCGACGGAACGCCGATGGGTCGGCGAAACCGGGCAATGCTCATGTTTCTGGCGGATACCGGATGCCGCGTGGGGGGGCTGATTTCTCTGACGCGGGATCGGCTCAATCTGGAGGGGCGGTATGCGGTAGTGGTAGAAAAAGGGCGCAAAGAGCGGGCAGTTCCTTTCAGCGCGGCGACGGCGCGGGTGATGAGGATGTGGCTGGAGACCGCGCCGAAGGGGGCTGAGGCGGTGTTTTGCTCACTGAGGGAGCGAGATTATGGAAAAGCGCTCTCGGACAGCACGCCGCGCAAGGTCATGCGGGAACTGGGCGAAAAAGCGGGTGTGAAGGACAAAAGCGTGCTGCACCCGCACGCGATTCGGCACGCTATGGCGCTCGCTTTTCGGGCGCGGGGTGGCGATCCGGGAGTTTTGGCGCAGATCATGGGGCATGAGGATGTGCGCACGACGATCAAGCGCTATGGACAGTACAGCGTTGATCAACTGGTCAATTTTCATGCGCAAGTTTCGTTCGTGAAATCGTTATTTGGGGAGGGCGGGGGCGATGACTGATCAGGAGCTAGGGCAGACAATTCGTGAGCTATTGGCAGAGACGGGGCAAGGGCTTTACATTCCGCCGGGTGAGGTTGTTTCGGTAGCGGTACTGGAAAGATTGCCAGATGAAGGGGATTTTTACCTCGTTATAGAGGCGAGTGCGGTTGCTATCGGGCAACCGCACAGGGGCAAAGCCAGAGCGGGTAAGCGGACTCGAACCGCTGACATGTTGCTTGGGAAGCAACCGTTCTACCACTGAACTATACCCGCATCGCACTTTGTGGGAGATAGTATAGCCCATCCTCCCGCCCTTTGTCAAGCATCCCCTTCACACAAA